GAAAAGACGTATGAGACAAATGTATGACATGATGCAAAATCCTTATTATAGTTACGTGCCTGATAAATTTGAATTTACACCTTATGAAACAGGCGGCGAGGTCAGTGGCCCAGGTGGTCCAAAGGATGATGCAATAAATGCAAAATTAAGTGATGGAGAGTTTGTTATGACAGCAAAGGCTGTTGAAAACTTTGGTAATGGTAGTAGGATGGAGGGTGCAAAGAAAATGTATAAAATGATGAACTCTCTCGATCCTGAGTCTGAAAAACCTTCGGAAGCCATGGTATAAATGGATTGGAGATTTTTCGAAGAGAAAGATCTTCATTGGATTCAAAAAGTAAGCAAAGACTTTTTACAAGAATCTCACTGGGGGAATGAAGTGGAAATAAACGAAGAAAAAGTTAAAGACTATTTCTTCGCAGCAATGAACAAACCAAATATGTTTGGTATTATTGCTACAAAAAAGGAAGAACCAATAGGTTTCATGATAGGATGCATATTGGAGTTTCCTTACAGTAAAGATACTTTTAGTAGACAATTGGAATTGTATGTGGTTCCAAAGGAGAGAGGTAAAATGACTGGTATACAATTAATGAAAAAATTTGTAGATTGGTCAGAGATGAATAAAGTAAAAGAGGTAATATTAAGTGTCTCTGAACAAATAGGTAGCTTTGATAAAGTTGCAAAACGTTTGGGGATGGAAAAAATTGGAACAAATTATAGGAGAGTATTTTGAGTATACCAGGATTAAACGACGGTAGCGATCCATCAGGCACTACGTTTCAGACGACGTTTCAACGTGAAGCACCACAGATTGAAGCACGTAAGTTACAGCTTATGGACACAGCGTCAGGATTTGCAAAAGATCCTGTTGATATACCTGTGCAACAAGTTGTTGATTTCACTGGTTTACAAGATGTAGCTTTTGATAGAACTCGTCAAGGTCTTGGTACTTTTCAACCATTTTTAGATGCTGCAACTTCACAATTATTAGGTAGCACAGCTGCTTATGATCCTATGTCATATCAAGCTTTTATGAATCCATTTCAAGATGAGGTCATAGCTGGCATAGAACAACAATTTCAAAAAATGCAAAATCAAGCAGATGCACAAGCTGTAGGTTCTGGTGCCTTTGGTGGTGCTAGACAAGGTGTACAATCAGCAGAATTAGGTAGACAAAGAGCACAAGCGGTTGGTCAAGCACAGGCACAAAATTTTCAACAAGCACAACAGCAAGCACAACAACAATTTCAAAGTCAAATGCAAAGAATGGCTCAAGCATCACAAGGTCTTGGAGCACTCGGCGCACAAAAACAAGCATTGCAACAGGGGGATATTGCATCTGCTATGTCAGCTGGTTCAGTACAGCAGCAACGTAAACAACAAATACAAGACGCACAATATCGTGAAAACATACAACAGCTCTATGAGCCGTTTCAACGTCTTGGTTTTGTTAGTGATATTTATCAAGGCATGCCATCTAGTGGTATGGCTACAACTATGGGCACTTCACCAACGGTCAACCCATTAGCACAAGCTGTAGGTACTGGTATTCAAGGATTGGCTGCATACGAAGCGTTAAAAGGTTAGGGTCCTATGGTTAGTGCAATACTAAGACCTTTGTTTCAAAGAACAGCTAGAGGTTTTAATACACCACAAGGTAGAATGTTTACACTTGGCATGATGCCTCCTATGATTGATTCTATTACAGATCAAAGCGGTCTTACTCCTGCAGATTTTGATACTGACGTAACAGCCGACATAAGCACAGAAATAGATGTCACAGCTAAAGATCCTACACCTGAAGGACCTGTAGATACAGGTGGACCATCAATAGATAAACAGGTAGAATCAACAATTGAAGAACAAAAGAACGAACAAGCTAATACATCTAATCAAGGTGCTGGTGTAGAAACAGATAATTTTCAATCTAACGAAGTACAAAATGATGCAGCTATTGCAAACTACATAGACAATGACAGTGTGCAAAGAATAAACAATTATAAAGATGTCATTAGACAATTTATAGGTGATTCATCTGGCGACAAATTACAAAAAGTTGCACTATTAATGCAAATAGGATCTTCATTAATGTCAGGTAGGACAGATCAACCAGGTCTTAGAGGTTTTTTTGATGTAGTAGGACAAACAGGACAACGAACTGCACCATTATTGTTTGAGATGGGTGTAGAAAAAGCAAAAGCTGATCGTGAAATAGGAGCTGCTGCATTAGATTTATACTTTGAGCAAATGGAAGATATGCAGGATAGAAGTGGTCCATACGTCATGGTATATCAAAATTACAAAACAGAGAACGATGGCAGTTTGTCTTTGGATGCAGGTGGCAGACCAATTAAATTAGAAAAACCACTTAAGGTACTAACAGTAAAAAGAACAAGTCCAGAAGAAAGTAAATTTTATGGATTCAATCAAGCGTATGGTTTTGATGTGTTTAGTTTTGTTGAAGCTGGTGAGGGTCAAGATGCATTTGGATTAAACTATGCTGATCAAGTAAATGTAAAAGGTGATGCAGCTTCTGATGCTCAAATAGGATATGCAACATATGTTAAACGTGGATTGATACCACTGGCAAATGACGTGATACCACTTATTATTGAAAGACCAGATCTAATTGGTGCGTCAGGTGAAATAGGAAAAATAGTAGGACCAGTTGCACAAGTATTTGAAGAATTTACAGGACAAGTGATTGCAGGTGAATTTGATTCTGCAGATCCTACAGGTTCAGGTTTTGCTGTTCGTGAAACAGCAAACGGCACGATGAATATAGGCGGTGTAGAAGTTCCTGTATTTATTGATAGAGAAAACAAATATGGTGGTAATGGATTAACACAAGATAGATATGGTGCAGCTTTAAGTGGTGATGACTACGGTGTAGATACCAACGGACAACCTGCAAGAGCGTACGTTGTTGCAGACACATTTACAAAAATTTTACAGTCTGGTGGTGAACGATCTGTACTAGAAACATTTGAAACAACTTTAGGGTTAATGTTGGCAAGAGATAGACAGCCAACTGGTCGTATGTTAGCAGACGTTTTACGTAGATCATTTGAAGATGTAAGATTGACAGGTATTGGTGGTCGTACAACAGACAAAGCAATAATACAAAACTATGTAAGAATATACAATCAACTATATAACAACATGTCTGGAGCGTATACACTTGCTGGTTACGACAAAGAAAAACAACCGGAATTCTTTACAATAGAGGGATCTAAAAAATTAGAAAATGCATATTACAATTGGTTATCAAACAATCCAGAAGAACGAGCACTTAATCTTGATATATCAGGTGGTATGGGATACGCAGATTGGATGAAAAGTTTTGAAGGTAACATACAAGTAGATCACAACGAAAATATGAAAAAAAGTGATACAACTTACGATAGCATACTAAATAAATACGGATTAAATTAATGGTTGATACAACGACAAAACAGTTTGAAAAAGCAGCATCAGAACTAGATGCAAAAGATAAAAAGTTTGTAAGTAAAACTGAAGGTGGCGTACCACAAACAAAAGCAGAAGAAATAATCGGTAAAAACAGGAAAACAATGGAGCCTGTTGCAGAATTTTTATCAGCGCCATTTCAAAAACTTGGTAATATGTTGGCACCAGGCAAACCTTTTGGTAAATCAAATCCTTTCATTGCATCACAACAAGAACTTGATGCACGTGCCATTGAATTACAAAATTTAAAAACATATAGAGAAAAAAGAGACACAGTGCGCGATAATGTGGCTAACATTATTTATCGTGCAAAAGAAAAATATCCTGACATGAATCAACAACAAGCAGCAGAACTTGATGCTGACATACAAGCATATATTAGATCCATGGGTTTATCACAAAAAGATTTTACAACGATCACACCCAGCACTTTACTTATGGAAGATGAATTTGGTTTATATACGTCCACACCAAATCCTTATCCTGTCGTAGAGGCTGGACAAGAAATGGTTGCAGGCACGATTGGTGCTTTAAAAGGATTTAAAGCAGGGCCAGTTTTATTAGATGCATTTAACAATCCTTACAGATACGGAACAAAAGGATTAGCTTCTAGATTTATGGCTGGTATGGCACGTGGTGGCAAGGTTCCAGGACCTTGGTGGGCAAAAGCGTTAGGAGCTGTTATTGGTGGTGCTACAGGTGTAGGTATAGCTGATTATGGTTATGAAGTTCAACTAGATATAATGAACAAAGCTGGCACAGCTAAAAAGTTTTTAAAAAACAGTGACAATCAGATGTTAGAGTTGATGTCAGCTGCGATACCAGAGAGATTAACGTTTGGTCCTGAAGGCATTAATCGTCCTGATCAAGTAACAAGAATTAAAGGTGCGTTAAAAGATGCAGCAATAGATGGTGCAATATCTAGTATCTTCTTTGGAGCAAGACCTGCATATTATGCAACAAGAAGATTTATTGGCGGCAATGTGTTTGGTATGTTTAAACCAAGAGCAGGATCTCGAGTTCCTGCTGGTAAAGAAGTTTTAGACGCAGAACAAAGATTGTATAGATCTGGTAAATTTTCCACAACATTACAGGAAGATCCATTAACAAAAGAATTCATAGAAACATCGATAGGTGGTCGTACACAAGATGTAAAATTAAATATACCTATCATAGGTAATTTAATGACAAGATTAATACGAAGTCCTATATTTAACTTTTTAAGTCCGGCAGAATTAAAAACACCGTTAAAGCAAGTTAGTGATTTATTACCACAAACTCAAAAAATGGTAGGCACAGACGTTCAAAGATCAGACGTTGGTTCTCCTATGCTTTCAGGTTTTATGAAACTTCTTGGTCGTGCACCAGTCATAGGCACAAGAATATACAGAAACAAAGCAGATCAAATGAATGCTTACATGGATTTGGGTGGTAGTATAATACAAAAATTAACTTTTGCTCCCATACTAAACGTTAGTGAACACGGTGCAAGAATAGCAGGATTAGGTGGTGCGGCAGCTAGAGGGTTTCGAGATGCGGCTGCAGAAAAACAACAATTACTTTTAGAAGCAGCTAGAAAATATGGAGCTGTTGTAGATGACTCCACATTAGTTAATGAAGCAAAAAGAATATATCAAAAAGCTGTAGCACAAAGACAAATAGTGCCGACAGATCAAGGCACAGCTACTATTGGTAAAGATGTTCCAGAACCTTTTGTTAATTTTCTAAAAAGTCAAATCATAGATCCTGGCGTTGCAGGTGCTAGAACAATAGAACAATACTATGGTCTTCGTGATCAAATGGACAAACTGTACAATAAATTTTTAAAGAACGCTGATGGCGAGAGTCAAGCAGATATTTTAAACATGTATAAAGCGTGGGAATCTGACATTGGTAATTTATCAAAATCAGGTATACCTGAAGTAGAAAAATTATGGCGTGATTATGAAAAGTTTGTAAGCAACGGTATGATGATGTTTACAACAAAAGCAGGAAAGGCTGTTGCCGGTCCTGTGGAAAGATTTGGCATGGCTATTAACATAGATCCTGATCGTCAAGCGACAAACATATTTGAAACTGTAATTGACATAGCTAGAAAAGATCCAGCAAACGCTGCCACAAATTTAGCTACAATGAGAAATATTGTTGGCGACAAATCTTATTATGAAGGTTTAGGTATTTATTTAAACAAAGTATTTAATAATTCAATTGTACAAAAAGATGGTGCTGAACTGTTTGATGGTGAAGTATTTAAGCGTGCACTTGGTTTAGGAAAAGATAATCCATTAAAAACATTATTTGAAAAAGCATTACCTGGTCCACAGGTATCAAAAATAGTTGTGCGTGATGGTCAAACAGGTGCAGTGAAAGAATTTGACAATGTTAATTTTAACGAAGGATTAAAAGGTATAAGGTTTGAGTTTGCACAAGGTATAACTGGCAAGCAAGCAGCACAATTACCAACTTTAAAAGATTTAGAAGATTTTGCAACGGTTATGTCTGCAGCTGCAGCTAACGGCATACCAGAAATAAGCACATTCATGGCACGTCGTGCAGTCATGGGAGGTATACGTTCTGGTATTGCTTCAGCTTTACCTACATCTGCATTAGGTATACAACAAAAAACAATAGCAGCTGGTGCATTGAGTGCCTTTGGAGCTGGTTGGTTGATACCAGCAGCTTTAGCATATGGTGTAAGATACATGGGTGGTATAATAACAAGTCCACCTTCACTTCGTGCTTATAGAAACATATTAGATGACACGTTACCAGAACAAGTTAGACTTGCTAATTTCACTCGTCTTGTAAGATTACGTCCTGAAGAATGGCAAGAGTTTGATCGTGAATTAGCAGAGATTGAAAAAGGACAAAGATATAGAGAACAAGTTGGTCAAAGCATGGCACCAGCAAGAAGCGCATTAGAGATGTTTGGTGAAGCCGGTAAAGATCTTTTAAATAAAGGTAAAGGAATAGTAGAGGATACAATGGGCACACCAGGTGAATCACCTGCAATGAACATATTAGATAGAATACAAAATCCTCCTCAACCAGATTCAAACTATTTTGCAGACGAAGTGTCAAGTATTGGCTCTTCTATATTACAAAGTCCTAATATGAACCCTGCAGCTGCAGCTTCCTTGTATGAAGGAAACTTGGACCAGGCACTCGCTAATAGAGTGGCACCGCGTATGGCAGCAAAAGGCGGTATAATATCTTTGGTGAGTTAATGAGTATAAGAGACGCAATGTGGATTGTAGGCATATTTATAGCACTTGGTGCTACATGGGGTATGACATCACAACGTATCAATGCAATGGAACGCGACATAGATAGAATAGAAGAAGCACTTATTTTGTTTACAAAAATGGAAGCTAGAATAGCAGTCATAGAAAACGAAATAAAAAACATAAACAAAAAATTGGATAGATAATGAACTACGATAAATTACTTGAATCAGTAAAAAAACACGAAGGCTATAAAAATCACGTTTACCTAGATACATTAGGTAAGCGCACCGTGGGCGTTGGCCATCTGTGTGTAGAAGATTTTTGGGAAGACGGAAAAGAATACGAAGAAGATTTCTTAATGGACATATTAAAAAAAGATTTGCAACAGGCTATACGTCAAGCCGATTTAAAATGCGAAGGATTAAAGATAAGTGATGATGCAAAAATTATTATCATTGAAATGATTTTTCAGCTTGGGGGGACAGGAGTTTCCAAGTTTCGAAAAATGTGGCAGGCCCTTCAGCAAGATCCACCCGATTACGCTGAAGCGTCTGTTCAAATGCTTGACTCACGTTGGGCAAAACAGACACCTAA